CATAGAATTAGCTGTCTTTAATGCTCCTAAATATTGACTCATACCTCCTGCAGAACCTGCAGCACCACCTGTTAAATTAGCAGTATTAGCAGCATAACTACTAGACAAAGGAGTACCTGCCCCCATCCCAAGTCCTGAAGTACTACCAGCAGTTAATCCACCACCAGCAGTACCTGGCCCCATAGCGTAACCAGTTGGGGCTTTAAATGCTCCTCCACCTGCACCCGTACCTAATTGACCTGCAGCTTGTTCTGAAGTTAATTGAGATAATTGTGTAGGATCTAAAGCAGCATTGGTTGTAGGATTAATTAACTGCCCAGTAGAATTAACTGCTACGTTATCCATTACTTGACCAGTAGCGGAATTCATAATGCTGCCAGTAGTAGGATCTACTGCTAAACCTTGTACAGCTTGTCCTGTAGTAGGATCTACTAATAAACCAGTATCTATATTATAAAAAGCCCCATTCCCTGCAGCTGCTATACCAGATACTGTGTTTCCAGCAGCATCAAGTACTGCTCCAGTTTCTGCTACAGCAGTTAAACCTGTCCCAGCTGCAGCAGCTTCGGCAGCAGTTGAAGCTTCAAATGCTGAAATAGAAGCGTCAGTTCCTGCGGCCCAGTCTCCTACTAACGATAACCCTTCAACAATAAATTCAAATGGCATATTATTTTTTCCTATATATACAAACAATCATTGTAATACGTTGCATTTTTATGCTTTAATTAACTTTAAAGATTCTTTAGCTAATTCGTAAGTATCTACATTATCTTTCCAAATACATAACCAAACTATATTAGTTATAGCTATTACTTGATGTTTAGTATTTGCAGGTATAGTTAACATTTGATAACCAGAAAGTCTTTCAGTTTTACCGTCAATAGTTACATCTGCAGTACCAGAAACAAGGACTGATAAATGAGAGTGTGTATGTTTGTGAGACTTTAATAAAGTGTTTGCATCTGCACATGTCTCAACAATAAAAACACCTTCGTCATCACCACCATAAAATTTAATACTACTCATATTAACCTGCCCCTTGTGCTGCAGCTTGCATTTCAGCATCTGAAGATTGTTCACCAGTAGTTACCTGTACTTCATAGTACGATAGTCTAAGAGGTATGTTGTCAGTGTTTAAAAACTGAAACGATCTATATCTAGACTGACCTAACTGCCAAATAATACTTCTAGTACTATCCAACTGAACTGTTCTTGCAGTAGAGAATGTAACGTAGTCATTATCACAATGGGTAAGATACATAGTACCAGCAACCTTATCCCCAACAATTTCACCAGACTTCCAATACTTTCTAAACCTAGTACCACCATCAATGTTATTAGTAACAACACGCCAGTAGATAGGACTACCATTATCAGTATAGGTGTCTACATCTATCTTATAGAGTAATCCTAAAGTGTCATCTAAAGCATAACTATACTGCCCAAACTGTGTAGCTGTCCATGCCATATATTGCTGTTCTGAACCGTCTACATAAGATGTCCATTGAGTCCAAGTAGTCTGGGTAATATCATAAGCAAAAGTAAGGTTAAGGTTAGGCAAGGTCATTATATATATGGTATGCCCTGACACTTTAAATACAAATGACTGTATCTTTGTATTGGTATCAGCGTTTAAATACTTTTCAATATACGGGTCTGATACCGGTACAGGAGTCATATTACCACTAAGTATGTATACAGTTTTACCATTAGACTTAGACTGCCCTACAAAGATAACACCCTGTTCATACTGGACAACACTATTGCCGTCAGCACAACCAATCTCAGACTTATAGGCATCTTGTCTTAAGAAAGGACTGCCAGTAGCATTAGCAGCATCGTAAAAGTACTCTGTACTCCAAACTCCAAAAGCTACAATATAGTTAAAATGACGAACAATACCTACCAATAAGTCTGGATCAGATTCTACAGCTACAGTGTTTAGAGGGTTCCATAGCATAGGATAGTTTGGGTCAGAGCTGTATATAACTCCAGTCTTGGTAGCTACTACCGTATATCCATCTATGTAAACTGCTCCAGCAGCCAAGGCACTAGTACCTGAAGGAAAGCCGTTTAAGACCACCGAAGTCAACGCTCCTGAACCTGTACCACCCGCTGTATCAGTTATTGTACAGGCAGGGGTTGTGACGTATCCTGTGCCATAGTTTGTTATGGTAATACTCTGTACTACACCCCCAAGCACATTGACTACCCCAGTAGCTAGAGTACCCCCAGCAGGAGGAGCATCAAAAGTACATATAGGAGCAAAGTAATTAATACCCCCCACAGTAACCAATACATTATAAATCATCCCTGCTGGTATCTGAGTGAAAGAACCATTGCCTGTAGCTACATAACCATTAGTACCATTATGTGCAAACAAATAAGCGTCATTAGCAGATTCTGCAAAGTAAACATTTTGTAATGGCCCTGTTAATGTACCAGCAGCTGTAGAAGTAAAAGATGGATCAATAACATAAAACTTATTATTAATAGCTACAAATAGATCACCACTGTCACATTTGTAAATACCTTGAGCCTGCCCTGCAGTCATAGCAGGAGTAACAGGCACATTTAATAACCCTGGACGTTTTACATTGTCTTTGGTGTTCTGATCTCTAGATTCAAAATAACAGTTGACCGACCTAGAGTCTTTGCTTGTAGAAGCTTTTCTAGATTGAATAAGCTGTGTAAGAGGTATACGTAACGTAGACATTGTTACCTACCAAAGTTGGTAAAATTACGTATATCAGGTTGAAAGAAAGAGCTTTCGTATTCAGTATCCCAATCCATTAATTGGTTCTTATACTTTTCAGCTCTTAGCATAGTTTCTTGTCTATGGTTAATAGGCAATCCAAACTCTAAAGATAATTGGTCAGCTAAGCCCCACACTAAAGCTTGCATCCACTCATTAGGAAAGTCAGGCAAGTCTGTAGCAGAAGCTATGTCATATATGGGTCTTTGAACTGTTATTAGTAACTGATAGTTAGTTGCAGTATTAATGTCAGGTGTTAAGAATACTTTAACAGTAGCTGAAGTTAATCCAGGGTTAAGATAAATAGAGTTAGCTATACCTGTAGAGTACTTACTACCTAGTGTCATGTACTCTTGTTTACTTAAGATTTGTAAAGGAGTATCAATAACAGGAGTTACCTGCATGTTCCTAATAACAGCTTGAATAAGACGTAAAGGTTTATCAGCAATTAAGTCTGGGCCACTAGGCCCAATGACATACTGTGTCTGACCATTAACTAAAGGAAGGAAGTACTCTACTACTGTCCAGAGTTTAATTCCTTCAGTCATCCACTGCTTAACCATAAGGTTAAGGGCTTGAGCACTATTAGTAACAATACTAGGATCTATAGTAGCAGCAGTATCAGAGGGCTCTACAACACCCAACTTACGTAAAGCTGAGAGTATGATTTGATCTCTAGTAATAGAGTAAGTAGCTGTAGACATATTAACCTATCATTTCCTTAGCAGCATTCTGTGCAGTTTCTACACGAGATAACCATCCCTTACCAAAGGTAGGAAAGGTAATAAGACCACGATAAAAGTTTTTTCGTTCTTGAGAAAAGTAATTAATCAGATCAATCAAATTACAACGGTTAATAGCTTCTATTGACTTAGGGCCTATAGCCCCATCAACGTGTTCTATGAGTGCAGCTTTTTGCAGACATACCGCACTACGGTAACAACCGGCATTAACAGCAAAATCAAAAGCAAGGTAATCAATACCATTAGGTAGATCGTCACATTTAAGACTATCCCAAAACTGTCGTTTATAAATGTCTTGAATATGTTCATCAGGAATATCCTTTAGCTCTTGTTTAGTTACTAACCGGCCTAAATAGTCCTCATAAACTTTTAGAGTGACCCCTTTCATAGTAGCTCCACCAGGATCATGTGGGTTGTCTACATAACCTCCTTCAGAGGTTAATACTTTTTTTAAAGACTCTTCAAAATTATTCTTCATTATTTATTTTACCTATTTTAATACCCGTTACTAGCCCAATAAATCCACCAACAATAACTTGAAAACTTGGGCCAATAATAGTGAAGACTTCTTCATCATCTGTGTTGGGATC